GCACCATATGAAGCAATAAAGCCCTTCATCTTAGTTAGGCTACCCTTAAGTTGCCCTTCCGCTTGCTTTAATGGCTCGGTGAATTTGCCAAGTCGGACAAGTAAATCAAGAGTTAATGTTCCCAGTTTAGTCGCCATTACTTTTCTCCGGCCAATAAAAAACCGCCCGAAGGCGGCATGGTTTTACATACATTTATTTGAGATTTTCTATGCAATAGCTGAACTTCTCATTCTTAAAGTCCTCTACTGCATTTTTCTTTGACTGTTGGCTATTAAATCTAGGGGTTTTATAAGCCTCTTTTACCAAAGATTTCATTACTTTGTTTCGATCTACTGACCCGTAGTCCTTCATATATATTTCTGACATTGGTGCGCCTTCTTGCCTAGCTGTCATGACTGCCTCAGCTAATTTTTCAAGAGTTTTGCACGTTTCTTCATTCTGGCTTTTCGCCATAACCGTTTGTGATACAAACATTGATATTAGAATTAAGGATGCTGCATATCTCATATTAATCACGCTCAAGGTCTGGATTGATTTTAATTAGTTCATCATATACTAGTTCTGGACTGTCATATAAATCTGCCCAACTATGCCCTTCATCACGCAAATTGTTTACTGCTTTTTTTAGCTCTGTCTTTTTTGGCTTTTTAATCCAAAATTCTTCTAGGTTGTCTTTATCCGTCCAGAATTCATAAACACCCTCTTCAGCATTTAGTTCTTCCATTTCCGTTAAATGATCTATCCATTTTGCGTGTGCTTCTGGATTATTTACCTCAATGTCTTTAAGTAATTTATTCTTTACTCTATTAAAGTTTTTATAGGTTGTCTTTTCTGGAATATCTAATCCAGTAATCACAAAAAACTCTTTTTGCTCGGATGAGATTGTACAGGCATTTGCCAACTCTGCTGCTTTCTCCAGAGATTCTGTGGTAATAAGGTTTCGAATTAAATCTAAATCTTCAGGTAAATCCAATCGAACCCCATAACTACCTTCACTTGATTTATTTATCCATCCACCAATAACTATTGCATTTACTTGAAGTAGACATTCATTATTAAAGCCTAAATTTCCCAATATTTTAGATAATTCAGATGCAGTTTCCTTTGATAAATACCCAACTAATAATCCATTTATATAAACTTGGATTGCATTTTTATCGTATGGATTTGTAGGTTCTTGCTTAAGGATAGCTTGAACTACAGTTTGTTTTGATTTCTCGCTCTTCCCGCCTGCGATCTGCTTCAAATTATTTTGATAATTACTCTCTCCAACGACATCAAAATAATATTTCTTATGCCAAGCAAGATAATGGCTCGGTGGTAAGTTCAAACTAGTGTTTTGTCGAAATGGTTCAATTAGTTCTTTGGGATTCCCACTTGAAACCAATAAATTTTCCTGAGTTGAACCTTGCTTTTTGTTATTATTTACAAAATAAAAAACTATACCAATGATTGCTACAACTATTAATGCCGTCCACATAAACACCCCCTTATTTTTTAAGAGGATAGCACAGGGTGTAAAAAAACCGCTATCTCTAGCGGTTCTTGATCCTTAACTACGTTAAGCAACTTTACTTAAAGGCTTATCCAAGCGTTCTTTCATTTGAGACATTGGTGCAACTGTATAGTTCATTGATTGAAGTGCTTTTACAGCTACTGCCTCAATTAACTGTTCGCACTTAACTTTATCAAATTTGACTTGGGCTTGTTGCGTTAAATTAATTACATTACTCATAGCGGATCCTTTAACTTAATTCTAGTTCTTAAAACGGAAGGCCAACCACCGTGGCCCCTCGAATTGAACTGATAAATTAAGTTCATCTAAAGCCTGCGAAGCAGCGGTTAAGCCTACATGCAGTTGTGTTAAGTATTCTAATGTTGAATCATTACGCGCATAAACTTTAGTACAACCAGAGTTTGCGCTTTCTGCTAAGAAAGTAGCTACACATGAAGCCAATACTTTAGCATTGAAGACATCATAATCTTCTTTTGATAATTGCTCAATAGAAGGACAAAGATCAATTGACATTAGTTTTAATGTAATTTCGTTACCAACTTTAACCTTAATTACTTCAACTAAAGCAATAATTTTGCCCGCATCGTCTTGCATACCAAAGAATGTAGACTGATTAATGCGTTCAGAATAATTACCAAAAAGATTGCTAGAAATAATTTGTGCAAAATTACTTTTTAATAAAAATAATCGCTCAGAGTCGAAGCTAGAATCTTCAGCTTCTTTTAGCCACTGATCTTGCAGATGACAAAGTAATGGTTCAGTTAATGTAATTTTGTTCAATGAAGTGCACCCTTATTATTTCCCATAAAGTATTTAATGCCTTAAATTTATATTTCAAGGCATGCTAATAATATTAAAGGAATATGTTTATTTCACCACATTAGATTTTAAGAAGCTTTCCAAATCCTGTGGCTCAGGTTTGCTTTCATGAGGCATGTAATTTAGAGCATCAATCTTGGTGCCTTTTTTAACTTTAGAAGATATATAAAGTGCAAATAGGTTGCCAATTGCTTGCTCTATTCGTCGGCCAACAAATAAAGATCCACGTTTCTGGCGGTATGCCCACCAGATGTGGAATTCTTCGTTAGTTATTTTTTGCTTCGCTTCTGCGATGGTGCTTCCACCGATTCCGCAACTGACGAGTTCGCACCAGAATTCATTCCGCTTGAGCTCTTCTTCATCAACTTTCCCATGAAGTTGTTCACTTCATCTGAGACAGCATAAAAAGCATTGCAAACCGAAACATCGCAATCTAGCACTTCATCAATTGATTTGAAGAATGGTGAACCTTTTGCATCTTCGCAAATTGACCCAAGGATGCGCGCAGCTTGTAAACGGATACCATCAATGCTTTCAAGCTTAGAATTTTCCAAGTCTTTAGGATCGAACTTCCATTTATAAGCCTTTAAAATCTGCTCTTGGTCTTTGAATGAAAGCTTACGAACGAAAACTTGCGCTTCGTAGTCTTCCCCATTTAAAGAAAAATGCACCGTCTTTTCGACTGGTGCACCTTGAGAAAGACTAACTTTTTTCAGATTAGCTACTGATAACTTTTTCATCTTTCACCTTAAGCTTTAGGAATTAACTTAACGCCAGTTTTACGCTGCATTGTGATTTGATAGCTCACAAGGGAATCAGCTTCAAATGTTGGTGTTGAAGGCGCCAATGTTGCTTGGAAAGACCAAAATGTACGTGTCGTTGGCAATGTAACTGTTCCACTAGCTACTGTTGGCTCACCAGTGCCATCACTTCCACCTAAGTACATGGTTAGAACTGCACGATCTTCTGCCAATTCAATGATCTTCAAGTGAGTGTCATTTTCTGGATCAAGGTTAAAAGTAATCGAACCATCACCCGGATCATTCAAACCTGTTAAATAACCCTTTGAATCTGTTTCTTCTAAACATGTATTTTCAATCTTGCTGGTACTATCACTTCCAAGATCAATACCATTAATACAAACGGCTTTAGTAATGGCTGTGCCATCAAAAATAAATACGTTTGTGCCTTGTACGCGCATAACTGCCATGAGTAGCTACTCCTAAAATTTTAGGCATAAAAAACCGCCTTTCGGCGGCATTGGTTTGGAAATAATTAACCCCGCACTTGGCGGGGTTTAATGTTTGTTGGAATCTATGGTTTCACCCTGTATGCCTTTGCATAGTTTCAGGATGCTTTCGGCATGCAGTGTAATGTGTCGATGGTTTGGCTTGGTTCGCTCAATATCAATAGCTATTAGCATTGCTGCGCGCAGGTTTTCTGTCGGCTCTACACTTTCAAAAATGTAGGTGTCGTTATGAATAACAATATCGGCATAACCATCTTCTTCTGTGCTTGGTCTGCACTCCACCACAATGTAAGCAGGAACATTATTTGTCATTATCTTTATCCTCATCAAAATCTAAGGATGATTGCGCTTCCTTAATCAGATCATCCAATTCTTTAAGCATAGCTGGCTTTGTTTGCTTACCATGGATTGATAGAAAGCTTGCTGCGCCTGACAGAGATTGGGTAATCAGCTCAAGTTGTGCTGAAAGCTTGCCAATGCGTACCTGTAGCCCATCTTTGAGTTGACGAGCCAATTCCTCTTGCTCGATGTAGTATTTGCGGATCTCATGACCTTTTTTATTGCGCTCCATCATCCCAAGGTGTTTGGTCATATCCACCGAGATGATGTACTCAATTAGGTTTTGTCCTGTTTTTGAAAGCTCCTCTTTTTTGAGGAGCTTAATAAAATCAAAATTCTCTTCAAAGCCACATTGTTTAATGCGTCGCTTAATCCAATCCGAAAAGTCCGTCTTAACCTCTAACATTTTATGTAGGTCACGCGCATTCACGCCGAGTTGGACTTTTCCATTTAATTCAACTTCGATAAATGGAGTTTGATTTTCAATTTTCACAATTGCATTCATTGTCATGCTCCGACCACTCATTGAATAAAAGAACACTGGCAGGAAGATGCAATGAGTAGTCGAAACGACCATCTTCTTTTCGGGGATCAGCCTAGCCAGTGGTTGCCTGAATTTCAGGCATAAAAAAACCTGCCACGAAGGACAGGTTTGATTTAGGTAAATTCTTTAACGGCTTAAAAACCAATTTGCGTCAAATCCACGAGCAAAAAGCTTTGTGTCTGTTTCGTAGTTGCTTATTCGCGGATTTAAGATATAGCTTTGTGTTTCCAAAGCCTTTCTAATTGCTTCACGCGCCTCATAGGCACGCTTTTGGTTAGTGTCGTACACAATCACCTGATACATGACATGATCAGTCTTAGCGGGGCAATCAAGGCTATTTTCAGCACTTCCACCTACCTCTTGCCAAACTGCATAAGGAGTAGGCGTATCTAAAGGCGCTAAATCCTCATAAACACGCAAATCAGTGCCCAAAATAGCCTTAACCGCAGCATCTGCATTGAGAGTTCGATAAATTGGAAGAAAGCTCATAGTTTTGCTATTTCCTTGTCTAGTTCAGCACTAAAAGACTGACTGAAAGTATCAGTGACCTTTTGAACATTGTTTGCCAATGCAGGGCGCATGAATGGAGTTGCAGGCATTTCTGATGTTCCGTATTCAAGAAAGCGCCAGTATCTGGTGTCGCCACCGCTTGTATTTGGTGGTGTTGGATTTGAGTAAGATGCCCCACCACGAACACCTACCCGCATTTGCACTAAATCAAGTGATTTAGTTTTACCTGCTGATACCGAAATGTTGCGCCAGATCTTTTCAGACGTTTCAGGGTCATCTATGGCCTTTGCATTTTGTCTTGCTGCATCACGGACAACGTTCATGCCTTTGCGGGCTGCTCTCATAGCTGCATTACGAATTTTCCGTTTATCTTTTAAGACACCCATCTTACGCAAGACTTCATCTAGCCCTTCGATTTTTACGTTTACGTCGGCCATGAACACCTCTACTTAGGTTTCTCTAAACCTTGTCCTAGCAAGAAAGTACAGTAAGTGTATGAGTCTTCAATATCATCTAAAGCTTGACTTTTGATTGAGAAAATTCGCCCTTTCCAAAGCACCTGCATCTTGGTCGTAATGTCTTCCCGATAACGGATTTTCATTCGTGCAACTACTTCGGATTGATCAGCCTGTGCAGCAATTAAATCTTTAGCTGATAAAGGCGTGACCTTAGCCCAAAGCTTTTTGTATTCAGACCAACCGCCTTCAATTGGGAAGCCGTCTTCATCACGACCACCTTCGGTATAGTGTTGAATGGTTACTCGATGTCGTAATTCCCCTGCGTTTTGCCCCATAAATACCTCACACAGCCGTAGGTGTACGATAAGTGAATAAGAGCGATTGCACTGGCTGTGGCATAAAATTGCCATTCACTGGTGCATCAGATTCAGCGTTACGGTGTTTGTCATAATATCCAACAAACACAAGCACGGCTAAACGGAACTCTTCAGGATATGGCTCAACATGGTGAATCACATCCGTATAGCGTAAAACGGCCGATTCAGCCGCTTTTCTATAGATTTCCAAATTAGTGTCATTTGAATCATCGTCATAGCGAAGGTGTTCTTTGACTTCTGCAAGTGTAACTATGCTCATTCTGTCCACTCCTTCGCGCATAACTTAAAGTTTTTATGATCAAATTCGCCTAAATGGTCGTTTTCACAGTGCCATAGTGAGCCATTTTTAGTGATGAACTGTCCTTTTTCATACTTAACATCGTCCTTGAAGATGCCTTTATAGAGCGATTTAAGCGCGTTTTCACCTTCAGGTTGTTCTGTATCGGCTTGCGCAGTTTCCGCAGACTGTGAAGCGCTAGATGAAGTATTAAATGGGTCATCTTTAGCATCACGCTTGGCAAGTGCTTCGAGTGAGTAGTTTTGCTGTTGCATGTAGACAGTATCACCACCATTGAGAGGCAATTTACCGATTTTTGCTCGCCCCTCATTAGGTGTGAGCAATGAACCTTTCACATCATCACGAACCATAGTATGGAACCTTTCAGAATCCATGCGAATAAGCATGTCAATATCAAGGAAAGACTCAACTTTGAATGATGTCAGGTCTAGGCCTTCATCAAGCAGGTTTTCTCGTGCTTCGATGAGAGCTTGAAGACAGTCAGAGTAATAAATCCCGTTTGCCTTCTCTGAATCGTCTGGAACAGTGCCAATGCCAATCTTGAAAGGTGGCACATTGAAGACACTACAAACCACGCGTCCTGACATTTCCAATAATTCAATCATTTGAGAGTCAGCAGCACTCATACCTAGAGCGGTATAAGTCATGCCATCACCAATGACGGCAGTCTTACCGAAATTCGCACCTGAATAATTCGTGTTCCAACGTGCTTGAATCTCTTCGGCCTTTTCTTTTGTGATAGATCCTGGAGCAACCAAGATTCCACCCGGTCTGCTTCCATTCCCGAAGAAGTTTGCAGCGTTCTTGATGATCTTCACACCCATACCTGCCGCTACACCACAAGCCATAATTGGTGATAAGCCTACCAATGGATGGTAAAAAGCATTAATGCGGTCGTGAATGATTTCAGAAGCAGGAACAATCACAGATTCGGTTTGTGTTAGGCGGTCAGTATTGAACTGATAAAACACATTGCCATAATCATCAACTAAAGGACAAACAAGATCAGGGTTAAGTACCACCATTCGGTAGACTTCACCAAATACATCACGTAGTTTCCAAACGTAGGTGTTACCACGTAGCAACAGGCTTGAAGTCCATTGCTCTTGGAACTGCTGCCAAGTCTGATAATTGTTTGGCTTCTTTAAAACGCGTAGCTTTTCAGGGATATCAACATTAACCAACACCCCTTCTTTCTTGCGCTTCAAGAGGATTGGCAATTTACCAATATCTTTAGAGATAAGGCTTACACAAGCGAAAACTGCATAAGACGCGACAAGGTCATCACGTGTTAATTCGTCGTTTTTCTGCCAAGCACCTGAGTATGGCTCTTGCACAAATAGGCTATTCCAAGTCTGCCCAGCACTATGGACACTTTGAAAGCTCTTTTTACCTCTTAACCAGTCAAAAATGCCCATTTTTACCGCCTTTATTCGCTAGTTTTTACTTCTTTTTTAGGTTTGCTTGGTGCCTTTTTTGGTTCTTCATAAGGCTTAGCAACACCTGTTTTAATCAAGATATTTGCTTCAAAATCGGTTACTTCTTTGATATCGCCAACATTGGCGTCATGCATAACCTGTAAATATTCAATTTTCATAGCTGCTCCCATAGCTCAACAATGAAATCTCATTGCTCAGATATGAAAACAGCTCCAATTAAGGAGCTGTTTTAAGATCAATACGCCAACTTATGGAGTTGGAGTAGTTGTGTAGTCTAAATAAGCTGCGGCCACTGGACGACGCTTAGCCCAAGTAATGAACTTCTCTACACGTACAGCAAATTTGTTTTCTTGCCATAAGTGGTGAGTAGTTGAGCCATCAACAAGAGTCGCTTGGTCACTGTAAGAAACGTCCACACCACCATCTTGTGCAAGCAAGATTTCACTTGTTTTCACAAGGATGATCTTGTTGCCTAAAGACTGTGAGGTGATTACAGGAATACCAAGTAAGGTACGCGAACCACGTAAAGCCATACCGTTAAAGTATGAGTTGCCTAGAGCATCACGCAACAATGCGATTTGAGCAGCACGTGTTTCTGACATTAAGAAGTAAGCACCATCCAAACTTAAGTTGTTGGTAACAAAAGTATTGATCAATGCTAATAAATCTTTTTCGTACGCAGCAGCAGTTTCACCGGTATTTGGCGTAGCAGTAACACCATTCAACACACCTGCTGGACGGACGGCAGACGCAGCTACTGAATCAAGGAATGTTGCATCCACTAAAGCTGCGCTTGCTGCGATTAAATCATCACGGACCAACACGCTTACTGACGGATCAGAACGACGCATCAACTCTTGTGTATAGACAGTGATTGCAGCAAGTTTATGCTCGCCAATTTCAACTTCACCAAATGTAGGATTCGTTAATGGCTTAGCTGCGCCCTCGCCGACCCAAGAAGCTGTACCACCAGTAACTTGAGAAGGGATTTTTGAACGGAATGGAACTGCACGGAAGCCTTGAAGCTTATCGAATACAGTTGCTTGACGTAGCAATTCAACAAATTCACCAACCAATTGGTTTTCATGTACAAGGGTAGCTGCAAAACCTGCATCAGTTGTTGTACCTAATGTCGCTTTAGTAATTAAGTCTTGTACTTCATCACCGAAGCCCATACGTTTAGCAACTTCTAATGGAGACTCAAAACGTCCTTCTTTAGCGTTAAGTTGAGAAACGATTTTTGCTTGGGCGTATTGAGCAAAGCCAATACCTTTAGGCAGATTGGACTTAACGATAATTTTACCTGTCGGCTCTGGATCGCCACCTGCTGACTTTGCAGCCTCAACAGGATTCTCACCTGCAACTGGTGTAGCAGTAGTTGCTGCTTTTTCTGCTGCTTGAATCAGTTTTTCTAAGCGCTTTTCTTCAATTTCCAAGCGCTCAACATCTTTTTCAAGTGCTGCATATTGTGTGTTTTGCTCATCATTAAGCGTTTGCTTTTTTTCATGAGCCGCATTCATTAATGCTTCCATAGCTTTTTGTTTCTCAGCGATGGTAGCTTTCACTTTTTCTAACTGTGCTTTTAACATAGTTGGATACTTCCTTTATTTGGATCTGATAATTCGATTGGTTTGTTTTCTGCCACATCGCTGACAGTTGTTATCTTTTCTTCCGGTTGTTGCGCCGATCCACCCAACGCGGCTTCATCTGGCTGCTCGAAAGATTTAGAAATTGATTTGATTTGGTTTATGTAGGATTCATTGTTGCAAGGGACAGCTACTAGACTTAGCTCATGCCAGTTCCATTCATTGAATTGGAAACCGCCACCCTCTAACTGCTCCACAGCTTTCCAGTCAGCGGTAAAACCAACAGATAGCCCATTTACAAGTCCATATTTCAGGCTTTGATAAGCCTCATCCACACGGTCTTTTAGAGCGCCTTCCTCTTCGATTTCTGGCAGCTCAATCTGCACTTCAATGCCTTTCTTAGTGACATCTGCTGAAATGACTTTGCCAATAGGCTTTTCATGGTCGTGATGGAAAAGTAGTGGCATCGGCAAAGTAAACTTTGCTCCTGTGCTAATCAGGACATCCTTTGCCTTGTCAGGTGTTGGAGTCGAAGCTATGCCAGTAAAAACACGCTTCTCTTCATCAAATGCTTTCACCTGCAAGACTGAATAAGCCTTGTTTTTCATGGCAAAACTCCAATAAAAAAGCCCGCATTTAGCGAGCTTTGAGTTAAAAATTTAATTAGACGAAAAAGACGTTATATTCTTTGTTTGTTGGTTCTGGATTCATGGACATAAGAGCAACTGCGTTAAATGTGGCAATCAATGGGTCAATCTTTCCTACACCGGATTCTTGCTTAGTGATTCGCATACCATTACCAACCATCACGACACGGGCATTACCTGCGGCCCAAGTCATTAATTGTTGCCCAGCATGGTAGAGATTACCCTCTGCTAATTTGCGCTCAGTTGTAAGGATGTAAGACATGAGCTTGTAGCCTTGTGGCACAGCAAACATGCTTTCCTCTGGAATTCCTGCCTCAAGTAAGCCATCTAAAAGACCGCCTAAGCCCAATGGATCTAGTCCGATCTTATTAAGCTTTCCACTGTCATAAACCTTCTTGGCAATTGCTGCGAGTTGGTCAATGTCGTCGCCTATTCGGTCAACAACAGTAAGAGAACCCTCAGATTTGAAATCTTCATATTTCGGTACATTCTCTTTTCTGCGTTCTAAAGCAATCTTATTTGCCCATGCATGGTTCCATAGCCACCAGACACGCGGATCCTTTTTGAGGCGCCCCAATACAGCAGAACCAAGCAAGTCGTCTAAACCACCACCATCGATACCAATTGTGATGACATCTGACTGTTCAATAAGTTGATCTAATCCAAAAACATGTTTTTGTTGATTCCAGAACTCTGCACCAGCCCATCGATTTGCACGTAAATTCATGCCAATTTCGATGTTTAAATGTTTGGCCAAGAAGTCTCGAAGTGATTCCTCACCTGCATCTTTGACCTTTTTAAACTCTGAAATAAGGTATTCAAGATCAACTGAAGCACCCAAGTTTGGGTTTGTGATGTAGAAATTTTCAGGCTTTAAGTGCTCACCTGCTTCAACTAAATACTTTGGGAACTCATAGATAAGAGGCAAAAAGCTTTTATCTTCTTTTATTCCATCTCGCACATCACGGGCATAGTCGAGAAGCTGTTTAAATACACCACATGGCACTTCATCCGACATGGTAGACAGATAAATTACACAGCCTTCTGGACGTGATGCTAAACCACCCTTTGCTTCACGAAACATTGATTCCGCATTCGCACGCTTACCAAAAAGCCAGACCTCATCAATTAGAATGATTGAGGCCTTCTTGCCTGCTGCCGCATTGGATTCCGCTGCGATAACTTTGAGTGTTGCTCCAGTACCTAGATGCGTAACTGTTTTTGTGTGCTCAGATACATTAAATCTTTCACTTAATTCTTCATCGGCGCGAATGAAATCTCGGATTGGATTAAAACTATTGTCCGCGACCTCTTTTGTGGGCGCCAACAGAATAAGCTCAGCCGACATACGATCATTAAGAATTAATGCAGTAAGCATAATGCCGGCGGCAATCGTAGATTTAGTATTCTTCTTCGAAATCAAAAGAAAGAATTCACGAATTAATCTGCGCTTTGTGCTTGGATCATATGCGCCAAAGATTGCACGAACAAACTCGATCACCCATTCCAATGTGACATCGCCCATCTTAGGGCTACCCATCACATCAACAAGAATTAACTCTTTAAAGATACGCTCCGCTACGTCAGCCACTTTGGGGAATAATGGCTTACACGGCATTAACGATTGTTTAGAAACAATACGGGTCGCCCAGTCTGGGCAAGCTGTAGTCCAGGTGAGTGACATTGAAGACATAATTTAGCTCATCAATTGATTATCTAAAGTTGCAAACTTTCCTGATTTACTACCTTCTCTTGCAGTTTCTGCTTTGGTTTCTTTCTTGCCCTTTTCGGCCACTTTGCCGTGAACGTATGGAAGGGCGGCTTGAGCTGCCCGGACTCTTAAAGCCATATCTTCAACAGGATCACTGTAGACAGACTCTAAAAACTCTAATGGATCTGCAAGATTCTTAGCGGCCTGAATAGTTGTATTGGTTGTTAACGGTTTAACGTCATGTTTAACAACTTGCTCAGGCGTGGCTTTCTCAAGCCGTTCAAGATAAGCAATCACATCAGGATCTTTTGCTAAACGCGCACCTGCCGCAGATGCAGTTTTTTCAGGGCATCCAGCCAAAATAGCCGCTTCTTTATTATCTTTGCCTTTTCGTTTTGCAAGGGCAAATGCCTTCTTTTTTTCTGTTAAAGCCATATACCCTCCTTTAACATATTTTTGAAAACTGATTTTTTCTTATAAGTGAGAGGGCGGGCGGTGTCCGGTGCTGACGAGCTCGAAAATTTTGCCTCCCCCCTCCTGACACGGTTTTATTTGAGAATGATTCTCATTTGAGCATAAATCTACTGAAAATGCTTAAATTCCGTGCTTTCTTGCCATTAAGCTCGACTTTCTGCCTGCGTCTTCTCTTTATGACACGGCACACACAAGCTCTGTAGGTTTGATTCATCATCATTGCCACCTTGTGCGATATTAACGATGTGATCTAACTCAAGCTCCATAGTGACCACACCACAGCATTGGCATGTGTACTTATCTCTTAGATGTATCTTTGCTTTGAGTCTACGCCAAGGACGACCACCACGACCTGAACCCCAATTGTTCTTACTTGAGGCACGTTGTGTCTGGAGTCTCGGCTTGAGTGTTTGTAGTTTCATTTGGATTCTCAAAGTCTGGCGTTAATCGAATAAGTACCTCTGCTGCCTGATCCACACCTACTGTAGTCTCAACAAAGCTAACACCAGCTAAGTAACTACCATCACTTAGCTTTACCTTTGTCCCTTTTGCAGACTTACCACCTGCATATTCAATATTCGCAACACTTAATTGCTTAGCCATGCTTCACCTCAATCCAACGTCTTATTGCCATATGCCACAACAGACTCTTGCTCACTAAGCTGCATTAGCAACTCATTGTTCTGCTCCAGTGCTGCCAGTATCACCTGATCCTTCTGTGCTAATTGCTGAATCAGTGTTGTGTTCTGCTCCACTATCTGTGACAACAGTTGAAGTATTTCTTTGTTTCCGCAACTGCAATCTTTCTTTGAACAGTTCGAATTGTTGTTTGATCCAGTCACGACGTTCCTCACATCCTCTACAGGCCATAACGACACCCATTAAAAAACCCTCCGAAGAGGGCTTTTTTAAATCTTTACTGTGTTTATTAAATTAAGAAATTTATTGATTTCGTCGCTCGAATCAAAATAAAGTTTTTCACAGTCTTTTTCATCAAAGTAAATTGTTAAAAAGTTCCTTGGCTCACCAGAGCCCATAAACTTATCATCCTCATGTATAGAAATAATTCGAATGTTGTCTGTATTGATTACCTTCTTACCATGTCTTATAAACATCGCTTAGCTCTTAATTGTAATTTAGAGCTTAAAAACTAGTCTAAAATTCTCACAAGTTCAATATCTTCTTTCCCAACTTTAGCTAAATAGTTTCTCAGCTTTTTCATTGCTTTCTTTTCTGTTTTTGCCATGACGGTATAAACAGGAATAGTAGTGCCCAACTCAATCCACTGGTATTTGTTCATTCTCTCACCCACATCAAATCCTCTGGACACTTCAAATGCAATCCAAGTTGAATGGCAGCGAAATCTTGAATCTTGCCACAGAACTTTGATAGTTGCTTTGTTGTGGCTTCTCTCGTCTTTAGATGATCATTCACAAACATCCTTACGAGCTTATTGTATTGTTGCCAGTACTTTGGTTGTTCTGACTGATCAAGACTCTCGATTACTCTCTTGAAATCAATCACAGCTTCATATTGCTCTCTTGATTGCTCGCATTCTTCAACGATGATTGAAGCAAAGAATTTGCGCTTCATGAGATATTTAACATTCTCTGGTGTATCGCCTGTCTTTTTAGCAATATCACCAAACCACATATGAATTAAACGGTTTTGCGCTTTAGTGCGTGTTTCTTCTCTCTGCCCGATTGAAACAACCAACGGCTTCCCATCACCTGCCGCCGCTCCATGATGCTGACCCAAATACGCATATACACGCTGAACATCTGAAAAAGACTTGATGACGAATGTTTGTGCTTTCATGCGTCACCCCACAAAAAAGGGCTTCGTTAATTACGAAACCCATAAAACTACAAATAGAGGACTAAAAAACATCATCCTGATCTTTAAAATTAAGCATCCGCTCTGTTTTCTCTAACATTGCATCAAACCAGATAACTGCTTGTTCTCTTGTCATTGTCAGCAGTTGGTCGTATTCGATATGGTGTTGCCTACAAAGTGGGATTGTCTTTGAGTCACAAGCCTTCAAACCCATGCCCTTATTATGAGCGCCCTGATTGCTGTGTGCTGCATCTACTGGAGTTCTACCACACATAACACATGGCAATTTTCTTATTGCAGCAAGTCGCTTTGCATCACGCATAAAGATTGCTTCTAATGTTCTTCACTTGTTCTTTGTGCCGCTTAATCTTAGCGTCAACTTCAACCATTTCTTTCGCAGTCATCAAGCCACGTGAAAGGTTTTGAAGCTTTTCTATTTCTGCACATATTGCGACTAGGTTCTTCTTCGCTTCGATTGTGTCCATATACAATCCTGTTTTTAACTTAGATGAAGTGAGCAGCTCATCAACTTTGAATGCACTCCTGTGCCAAGAGGTCAAATCATCGTTGCACACTTCTCTAAATAAAAAGCCCCGCCAAAGCAGGGCATAAAAGAAAACCTCCCGAAGGAGGTCTTTTGAGGATTAGATTTTTTTCACTTTCAGTTCATAATGAGGAAGTAAATTTGTGTACGCCACAACATCTAACACTTGATATTTTTCCTCCAATCCACTTGGTAGTTGTCTAATGAGGAAGTCACCTTCTCTTACAGGAACTTTGATATCCTTGCTGTGGATGCTGTTCTCACCAACATTACATTGCTGTAATTCCCTTTCTTCACCAGTTGCAGAATTGATTAATTTAAGTGTTTCTCTATTAAACATTATTATCCCCTTTTTATTGGAGATAAATTTATACCACAGAAAACAAAAAAGCCCACGATTAAGTGAGCTTTTAAAATTGGTGAGAACCCTTGAGGCTTACAGACTATTTCACTCTAGGGCATATTTAATCTCGATCGGCGAAAGACGCTGTAAGAATCCATCACCTAGTGGCACCTTACTTACACTTCGCACCACTCTAACATAAATATGCCACATGCCTTGTACAAGGTCAAGTTCTATACCTATTTGTATTTAATAAAACTATAACGGCAGTGAATTGCAGCTAAACCACATTTAACATCTGCTCTAGCATCATTTTGAGAATAGACAACAACCATATCTCCGACTGGATTCATTTGAGTTACAACCATTTCTGACCAAGAGTTGTTATAGAAGTATCTTTTGATTACAGCATCAAGCCATTCGTCCAACACTTCTGATTGCCCTTGCATATCCAAGATGAGGCGTTGAACTGCACGCGCTTCATTGTCTGTGATTTCACATGTTATACGCCCACGCCCTTTAGGGATAACCGAATCATCAGAACATAACCAATCTGCTATGATCTGCTCTTTGCCCTTCACCTCCTGCTTGTGTTTCTTAGCAGCCTGATCCATAGCGACAGCAATCGGGTTTATGCTCTTTCCACACGTTCCAGAATTTGAGTACATCCAAGCCCCAAATTGATAAAGCCATTCTTCTAGACTGTATTTAGTCCAGTCCGTTGTTTGCATAATGTGATTTACTGCCGCATTCATCTCTTTCCCCTTACTTGCCGTATTTCTTGATGTGATTTCTGACTTTTTCTCTGTTGACTTCTCCGCTCGCTATCTGTTCATACATTTTTCTGGTCTGCCAAATGACATAAATAATGAGAAGGGGAGAAAATAAAATTCTCAGGATGATTAGAAGCAGCTTTAAAGAAGCTTCTGCATAGTCCTTGAGGTCACACCAATGATCTTCAAACCATCCCTTTAGAAAGAATCCTTGCCATTGGAGTGTGAGCTTTAATGCATCTACATCTACCTTTGATTTCATACCGTCACCCTCAAATAGTTTCTAAATCTAAGATTGTTATAGTTCCCCAATGAACTGCACCGGTATCAATCCAATAGCAGTTATCACGCTTACATGGTTTTTGAGTTACTGTATGCCCCATAATCACTGCATCTACACCATTTACATGCGTGTATTGATGATTATCAGTATCAAGGCGTTCACGACCCCACATAGCTAGATCGGATGGAGCGCGGTTTTTAGATGGCTGACCAAACGAGTCTTTAAACTCCTCCCAATCGTTCTGTTCAATATGCCCATGCACAATTCCAAACTTCTTGCCTTTGTGGTTTATCTCTAAAACAATTGGTAATTCAGAGAATACTTTTGCAATGTTGTACATAGCCTGACCATCAAGCATGTAGAACCACTCACCACCATTGTCTATATGGCAACGCTTGTATGACTGATCATGTAAGCCGCCAATGCATAAATCCTCGTGATTGCCGCGAACTGATGTAAACCATGGCTTAGAAAGCAACTCGATACATTCCAGATTCTGTGCACCACGATCAACGAGATCACCAACAGCAACTAAAAGATCATTTTCAAAGTCAAAGCCAATCTCATTGAGGCGATTCATCAACAAGTTGTAGCAGCCATGAATATCACCAACTGCATATAACTTGCCTTTAATTTCTTTATCCCAAACCTTCACCAACCCCATCACACCACCTTCTTCCCTTGCATCCCCCAAATCAACATGCCTGCGTCACGCTGCTCTTGATTCGTACGCCCTTGCCAACCTGTAATCTTGTTAAACTGCTCTGCATTGAGCTTTGATTTAGTAGGCTTCACCAGTAAAACTGCTAAGCCCAATGCCTGTGCTATCTCAGCCAATAAGATGCCAGTCGCGTGATTCATCCCAACGCGTCTAGCAATCTGCTCATTCACTTGTCTTGAGTGACCACCACCTACTCTGAAGTTTGCTTTCTTGTTCTCCCAGCCTGCTTCGATCACAACCTTTTTGATGCTGTCCTGTTCATTTCTGAATAGCTCAACAGTTTCAGGGAAAGTTAGATTTTTGAGTTGAAGATCATTCCCTAGAATGGCAACTCCCGACTTTTCCAAGTCAGGATCGATGCCAATGATGATTTGAGCCTCTTTGAATGTTGTCATAGCTCAATCCTATGGTTGGTTAGGCTTGCACCTTTTGAGATGGCCTCTTCTGCTTTCTTGCGATGTTCATCGTATTGATCCCCCTTGAGCGCTTGCTCTATCTCTGCTGCAATATTAAGCCCCGCGTTTCTTCCTGATTCTGTATAGTATTCGCCATGTCTTGCTCTTCTAGCGATACCAGCAATCTCTCTAAGCTTTAGTTCTAAAGCATCCACCCGCTTTTGCAGCTCTCCATTTTTCTTACTCTCAAGATCAATTACGTTATGCAAAATTCGACTATCTTCACTGATCTTTAATTGCAGCTCCTCCACTTTCGCTTGCTGGTGCTGCCACGTAACAAACATGAAATGCATTAGGTCAGACTTGTATTGGCCATTACATCCAATTTGAAAATCTGCCGTGAAGGCGCTTTGATCACGAATGTATTGCTCAAACTCTTCTCTACACTTATCCATCTCAAACGTCCTTCGATTGGCAATGTGAGCTGATGTGGTTTTCTATGGGGAAGTCGTCGCCCATATCATTGTCAATGCGGTGGCCTGCTGCGATTTCTTCTGGAGTGGCGTGACGGAACTCATCATTAGCGAATGGATAAAGTGAGTTTTCACCACAATCAAGCAACGAGTGGTTAGGTCGCCAATTTGTTATGTGTGCCCAAGTCCATAACTTCCCTGAGCGTCGCTTATTGATGGTTACAACCTTGTCGCCTTGTTCGTAGATCTTGTTTTCTCTACGGTAATTAAGTGCCGCCTCTGCAACTACTTCGCGCGATACCAAACCATGTCTTGTCATGATGCTTTCACCTTCTTCTAATTCGTTAAGTACTTGGCTAGCAGTTTCATAATCATGAAATTCTTCTAGTAGGTTTATTGCTTTAAACTCACTCATGGCTTGCTCCCCACATAAACTGGCACTTGTTGAAAATCACACCGCACACTTGTTCGATCTGTTTCGTGACGTAGTTTTTGCTTTTCACAAATTGACTGAGTTGCATATTGAAGCTGGTATGTTGACTCGGTGGCACTACCAACCATCTGGTGTTGGGTCACAGTGAGAACCCATACGGTAATAAACTTAATCATCCCCGCCTCCGTATATTGATTCGTAATCAGCAATTGCTTTAAGCAACTTGTACCCAGCAGATTCAGGTTTATCTTTGCAATGAGACAAGTCATGTAGTTTCAGGTCTTCAATGCCACCCCACGATTCGACCAAATCAACCGCCTCCACCAGACGCTTGAGTTCTGGATACGTGAACCCATTGCTCGTACGTTGCCACATACCGTTAATTACAGTGATTTTCATATCATCTGGACAGCCAAGCTTATGCAATTGATCCAATAAATCTCTCGCCTTATCCAACCCGTACTCACGAATAAACTGTTCTGGTTTCATACCGCTTCCCTCATAGCTAAATGGCGAACATCTCCACCCCATTGCAAAGCCATAGCATCAGCAATACCAAGATAAGTTCTTGAACGCTCTTTCCAGCGGTCTGGTCCAGGTGGTAAATAATGAAGTCGCTCGCGCTGGTTTTTAGGCAGTAGCATCATTTCTTCTTTGACGTTGTTTGTTGGTGCCAATGGCTTTAATCCTTCCAACCATAGGCAAGTAGCTTTCTGCTCTGTGTGGCCAAACATCCACGGCTGAATAACCTGGCTTTGCTGCACACCACCAATTAGCGTTTTTGCGTACTTGTGCATGATTGGGTTTTCAATTGCTCGCATTGGAATATGAGTTGCATTTAAGAAGAGCTTGAAGAACTCAGCAGCCTCAAAAAGCTTAGGCCAGCGACTTGGATCTTTATGCAAGTGGCATACACCAGCATTTGTTAAGTAAGTACATTCCGGATGTGCAATTAATAAATCCCAGCCTTCATACAACACATCACGAACATCACCTTGATAGTGATTACCTGGTGCTTCTGTTGGGAGTAAGTCACTAGACATAGCGTTGTGACCTAAAGCTGAAAAAGCATCACGAACACGTCCAGAATATTCACAAGCAACCAGTACGTTTAATCTTTTCACACCGCCTCCTTGTAACGTTTAGTAATGGCTTCCTGCTTAAACTGGTCTAGCATTTTCAGCTTTCTTAATTTCTCGTAGAGGTTCGCTGCTGCTCTTGTTTCTTTATTGCGAGTACCGAGGTTGTACGCTCTACGCAGCCTCATCATTGCGTTGTAATCTACAAATTCGATCATGCTTTCAGCTCCCCTTTAACATTCAGGATGTCTTTTGCGTATTGAGTTGCCTTGTAATGATTTTTCCCAACACGTTCGAAATATTTCCATTCAACAAATTTTTGAAGATTGCTGTAGATGGTTCCTCGATTGAAATCAAACACTGATTCCTTCACGTCTTTGACACTGAAAGGCGCTGATGCATGACAGCCAAACACGAGTAAGCTAAGCTGGTCATCAAAGTTCAATTTCTTTGTTCTATTTAAAGTTTTCATGCAGCCATTCCTTCTTCTCGAATAGTCACAAAACGGCAGATATCTAAGCGGTCCATAACTCGAACTACGCCTTTCTTGCCATGACGATTTTTAGCAACGATTAATTCGGTGACACCTGACGGTAGGTCGTCTTCACCAATGATTGGATTCGCTAGGATGATTTGGTCTGCATCTTGTTCGATCTGACCTGATTCTTTTAGATCTGATGCTTTAGGTCGCTTGCCTTTCTCAGACTCACGGTTAAGCTGAGCTAATGCGATAACTGGGCAATCAAACTCTTTAGCCAATGCCTTTAAATCACGGCTAATTGAGCTCACTTCCTGGTAACGGTCTTTCTTACTTGGGTCACGAACCAATTGAAGGTAGTCAATTACGATGCATCCTAGTCTTTTGTATTTGCGCTTAGCTTTACGAGCCCAAGAATGTATTTCTGCAATTGTCGGCTTTTGCTTGTCTTCGATATGGATTGGCAAAGAACTGAATCGTCTTTGAGCATCTGCAAATTGAGCCAACATCCCATCAAATAATTCAGCGTTATGAATGTTGTCATAAGGTATTTGAGTTAAAGCTGAGATACAGCGGTTTGTGAATGTCTCTACATCCATTTCGGCAGATACAACCAATACAGGCTCGTTGTATCGCACTGCTGTCTGAATAACTAACATTTGAGCTAGAGTTGATTTACCTGAACCAGGACGACCACCCACGATGCAGAAGTGTCCTTTTTGAATTAATCCAACAAGGTTATCCAGGTGAGTTAAGTTAAACTTTACGCCTGTGTACTGCTTGTTAGCTTTAGCCTCAGCCTTTTGGATTAAACGATCTGTAGCACGGTTCATAGCCTCTTCAAATGTGAAGCTGGTTTTCTCAACATCGTTTGAAGTTTTCTTCCCATCCAGGATGCTTTCTGCTGCAATGTGAACGTCAGGGATTGTTAAGTCTTTAGCAATCTCAGCAATGCTTTGACCAATATGCTCAACTTCACGGTGTGCCTTGAACTTGTTTAGTTCTGCAACATAAGACTCCAGGTTGTAAAAGCTTGAAGGCGCTTCGCTGCTCATTTGAAGCAGGTATTCAGAACCACCCATCAAATGAATTACGTTTTTTTGTTTAAGCTGCTGCTCAACCATAACGAAGTCATAAGGCTTGTTTTCGTTAGCAAGGTCGGCAATAGCCTGGAAGATTTGCTTATGGCGCTCTGGAAAGAAGCACTCAACATCAAGATCGTTACTTACAACATCAAATGATTTGTCTACAGTCATCAATGCTGTAAGAACTGCTTGTTCCATAGGGATGTTATGAATATTCGACATTACCAATCCCCCATTTCTGTTTCGAGATTTTCAGGATTGATTGCTTGAGTGTTGTTTTGTTCTGCTTGTTTGAAAAGTTTTTCAACAAGTTTGAAATCACGTTTTACCCACTTCACGAAATTTGAATACATCTGAGTGCTTGTTACTGCACCAGTGATGATTTTGTTTTCGTAGTGTGGGTTGATTTCAAGAAGTAGCTCGTCAACTTGCGCTTGGCTGATTTTTGGTAAACCTGATCTTTGCATCCAAGAATTCAATTGTTGTAAATCTGGTTTCCAGATATTCAGAACTTCATCAACTGGATTTTCTTGTGTGCTCTCCTCTCTATAAATATTGTTATATAATTCTATTGTGTCTTTAGTTTCTAAAGTGCTGGCGCTTTCGTTAGTAAAGTGCTCGCGCTTTACTTTCTGTAGTGCTTTAGTTTCTAAAGTGGTACTACAGTTTTTAAAGCGCTCGACTAATGACACCTCATTAATTCTGTACTCATTTCCCTTTCTTGAATCAGAACTAACAACAGTTACAACGCCTAAATCGGTTAATTCTTTTAGGCCTTTACGAACTGTAGTAGTGCTTAGTTTTTTAGAACCTTCAAGCTTGCCGCCCTGCAATTGAGAGTAACTTACAAAATCAGTAGTTTTGTCTTTAAAACCATTGATGCGGTCTTCCAGTTCAGCATACACATTACGTGCTGCATCACTAAGAAATGGACGCACATCACTACGATAAAGACGACTAGACATCACATAGCCCTTTTCGAACTTGTCTGTCATCTTGTCCCTACCTTTTGAAATTGGAATAATTTCAGCTTGCTTCAATGCACCCATCAAACACCTCTCAATACAAATGCAGCTAAATCAGCTTTCGCTTTAGCCAATGCCATAGAGTTTTCGAGAGTTCGATTAAGCACATAAGCCTCAACCGCTTTTTGAAACAAACTAATCTTCCGATTTAGTTCAATGTCTGCTAATATTGAATAGTTCATTTAATCCACCTTGTTTGAACACTAAGCCTGATCGACGAAATCAGGCTTTTTCTTTGTAACCAAGCTCAAAACACATTCCGAAATCTTCAATGTCATCTTGAAAAAGATCGTCAATGGTTTGCTTGCTTTCCATCCACGCTTTTGACATCACAAAAAGCGCATTCAGCTTTTCTTCACTAATCATTCGATATTTCTTGAGTACAGTTTTGAATCCAAGAACATCCAATAGCACTAAACAGTTCTCAAGCTCAGTCAAGCCATTGGATTTTCTATCATTTTTCATTCGTGATAATGTGCTTGGATCAATCCCCAACTGTTCAGCAACCTGACTTTGATTGCTTGATGCAAGGGCTTGCAAAACTCTAGAAACTTCATTTCTAGCCCTTGCACTCAATTCGGTTGATACTTTGCTCATGGTTTAGTTCCTAAGCGGTTGCAGTAGTTCGTTTAATTGGCTCTTTGCCACTTGCTAAGTCTCTGATTTGGTATTCGCGAGCTAATGGGATTTTTGACTCGTCCCACTGACTGATTGCATTGTGAGAAATCCCTAACTTCGCTGCTAACTGTGTAACAGTGCAGTTAAGCAGGGTTAAAGCTTCTGACTTAGTCATCTAACTTACCCATAAAGTAATTTAACTTACCTTATTAAACTACATAAAACTTACCAAGTCAATTGGTAAGATAACTTACGTTCTGCTGGTGGAATTAAAATGGAAACGCTTGGTATTCGCTTGAAAAATCTGCGTAAACAGAAAAAACTTACACAACAAGCTTTAGCTGATCTTGTTGGTGTGTCTAAAACTTCTGTTATTTACTGGGAAAAAGACGAAAACGTACCTAAGCATGAAAGCTTAATGGCATTAGCCAAAGCCTTGGGTAGCTCTACAGAGTACCTCTTGAAAGGTAAAGAGCCTAAAAATCTTACTAATTTTAATATTCAAGACTTTATTAATAAGCATGGACTAACTACTAAAGAAGAAGCTTCATTTGACACAGACAGTATCATTGAACCTGATGTTGTCGAGTTTGATGAGGTCAACGGTTATATATGGATTGATGTTGTGGAAGCTAACTTTTCGTGTGGTACTGGGGAATCAGTTGAATTCCATTTTGATGTAATTAATGAAAAATATCCGTTCCCTCCTTCGTTCTTTCAAAGAAAGATGGTGGACCCTAAATGCTTAAGGCTTATTAAAGCTAAAGGCGACAGTATGGCTGATTACATTCATGATCAGGACCTTGTGGGTATCGACTTATCTCAAACCGAAATCATAGATGGTGAGATTTATGCAATTTACTTTGCAGGTGAAGGAATGATAAAACAGATTTTCAAAGAAGCTGATGGCTCTTTAGTTCTGCATAGCTTTAATGAAAAGTATCGCGATAGGATTGTTAATGAACAAAATGGACTTAATTTTAAAGTGATGGGGCGCCAGGTGTGGCGCGCAGGCTAAGAATAGCTAATTTTAATTACCCGCCATGTGCGGGTTTTCTTTTATCTATCAAATAAAAAAGTAAGTTAACAAAAATAAAAAGTAATTTTAATTACCATTTCTCTTGACCATTTTGGTAAGTTACCTTACTATCTTCTCATACACAAACAAAAACCGCCATAGGGGTCAGAGTCTAGGCGGTTTGCATCAAATGCGGAGATAAGTATGAATCAAAGAATTGAAAAGTACAAGTTTAGCCAAGCCTTTAGGGATGGTTCGAAAGCTTTTGTAGCTTTCTGGATTATCACCTTCATTGCATTTGCATTCTTAAAAGGCTGCGCAGACGAGCAACACGTCAACGAACTCAAAGCAAAACAGAACATGTATGTGCGTATGCAAGTGGAAGGAGCTAACTAATGAATATGTTAGTTAACAAGCCTGAGTTGCTGTGCCCTTCTTTTCCTTACTTGGACCTATCTACAGACATCCAAGTTGAAGGTGAAACGGTTTATTTCGACTTAACTTACGGCTGCAATGTTCTTAACTGCCAAATCAAAGCAGAAACGACTTATGACACTCGTGAAGTAACTGATCAGTTCAGTGGTTGTGCACGTGACCAAGAATATGAAGTGCTTGTGGTAGACACAAAAACTCATGCAGTAGTAACTGATAAAGACGGCATTGAGTCACCAATTGGCTTACGTTTCAAGCTAACAGACGCACAAGTAAACAGCTTAAACGAGCAGCTTAAATACTACGCCGAAGAATTGGCAGATGAAGAAGCGGGAGTGGGTGATGGAGTGGATTAGTGTTGAAGAGCGATTACCAGTTGAATATTGCTACTGCTTAGTTTCAAGGAAATATTACACAGGTGGGGACTTATCCACTCACTACTCATTTTTTACACCTGACCGTGAAGTGGCAAAAAAAACTCATGGTTTGTACTCACGTAAAAATCAGGGGAAGCATTCTATCCACTTTTCAGCAAGTGAGTCTTGCTTTGTTATTACCCACTGGATGCCACTACCAGAACCACCAAAGAATTAGGAGAAGATTATGAATGCGCCAGTTTTGGTACATAACATGTCGAATGCAGCGTATCACGCTCATTCGGCGGTTAGTAGCTCACAGCTTAAAACCATTCTGCGTTCTCCTGCCCATTTCTTTGCTGAGCATATGAGTGATAAGGAACACAAGCAGACTCCTGCAATGGCACTTGGCACTGCAGTTCATGTTCTTTTTCTTGAACCAGAAGTTTTTAACGAGGAAGTTGCTATAGAGCCAATCGTTAATAAGAGAACTAATGTTGGTAAAGAAGCGATAGCAAAGTTTTTACAGGACAACGCTAACAAAGCAATCATCACCGAAGAACAGTATCAAGCAGCCGCTAAAGCTGCGGAAGCAATGAAACGCCACCCAATGTACAACATGATTTTATCGGGTGGTATTCGTGAAGCTTCTATCTTTTTCGATGATGAAGAAACAGGTCTTGAATGTCGTATCCGTCCAGATTGGCATGTGGCACCTGAGACAAGTGAGTTCTTCCCTAATGGGTTGATTGTAGACATCAAAAAGACAACTGACGCGCGCGCAAATGCATTTTCAAGAAGCTGTCAGAACTACGATTACTCACTTTCAGCGGCTATGTATATCAATGGATACAAGGCTTATTACGGTGATGAATACAACCCTTCTTTCCTATTTTTTGCAGTAGAAGAAGACGATCCGCATGAGTCAATCATCTATTACGCATCAGATGAAATGCTGTTTATTGGTGAGCAGAAACGCCGATCTGCAATGCTGACTCTACTTCAATGCAAAGAGTCAAATGAGTGGCAAGGCTACACAAAACAGATTCAACCAATTGATTTGCCTTTATGGGCT